AGTTATAAGAGCAACACCTGAAGCAGTCTTAAATGCAAAATCTGCATCTGAAGCATTTGTAAAAAGAGCAAGAGTTCCATCTGCTCCTGAAACTGTAAGTGGTGCTGTAGGAGTAGTCGTTCCAATTCCAACTTTATTACCAACTATATTCATAGCGATAGTTCCACTTCCAGAACCAGTCCTAAAATTTATTGTTTCGTCATCGCCATGTCCCCACAATTCTAATTCTCCACTAGATAAAAGATGTATAACGCCTAATTCTGAACCATTATTTAATCTTATGTGTTGATTTGAATTTGTAATATTTAAACCAGCAGTAGCATGAGCAGCTACACCAATACCTACACGACTGTTAAATTGTGCTGCACCTGCATCTGACATATCAAGGGTGAGGGCAGTTATTGCTGAACCACCATCATTACCTTGAATAATTACATCACCATCTGATACCTCTGATTTAATTGTTACATTATTACCTGCAAAACCACCAATAGTTCCAACTAAAGTTCCATCGTCTTTAAATAATATATCTCCACCACCTGCATCAAAAGTAATATCTCCTGCTACATCTAAAGTTAAATCTCCTGACGAAACATCTATTTCTTGACCATCAATAGTTATGTTATCTACTACTACACCTGCGTTTGCTGTTAGAACTCCTGTTGAAGCTAATGTTCCTGCAATACTTATATTTGTATCTAGTTTTGCAGAAGTGATTGCATCGTCTGCAATATCAGCAGTTGCAATTGTGCCATCTGATATTTTTGCACTCGTAATTGCACTATCAGCAATTTTTGCAGTAGTAACTGCATTATCTGCAAGTTTAGCTGTTGTTACATTAGCATCAGTTATTTTTACTGTTGTTACTGCATTACTTGCTAATTTTGCACTTGTAACATTAGCATCAGCAATCGTACTGGTGGTGACTGTATCTGAAGCAGGTGTGTTAAGTGCAGTTTGACTAAACATGATTACATCTATAGCTGTGCTATTTACTGGTGCAGTATCAAAGGTAAGAGTCGTACCACTTACTGTGTAAGTAGATTTATGTTGATAAACACCATCAATGTAAATTTGTGTATTGTTTTCGTTTGTTGGACTTATAGATAATGTAAATGCAGTTGTAGAACCATCTCCCGTAAACGCATTTTGTGTTACAGAAGAACCTGCTATATTTGCTCTTATGTGATTAATTACAATTTTTCTACTATTTACAGGAGCAGTATCAAAAGTAACTGTTGTACCACTGGCCACAAAATCTGCTTTATTTTGATAAACGCCATCTATAAATATAATCAGATTATCTTCGTTGCTTACAGCAGAACTAATTGTAAATGCTGTTGTACTACCATCACCTGTAAAAGTATTGGTTTCCATAGCACTTGCACCACCACCTGCAATTTCAGCAAACTCTGTACCATCATGTCCTTCAAACTTACCTAAAGTAGTGTTAAACCTGAAGTCACCTGCAGTACCTGAAGGTCTTTGTGCTGTTGTACCTGAAGGTACTTTTATAGAATCAGTACCACTAAGTGTCATATTGGCAAAAGTAGGACTGCTAGAAGTTGCTACAGCTTGTCCTATAGATACTTCTGTGCCTGATACAGTAACACCTGTTCCTGCAGTAAGTGTTGTTATGTTTGCACTACCATCAAAACTTACACCATTAATTGTTCTTGCATTTGCTAATGTTGTTGCAGTACTAGCTAAAGCTACAGCAATATTTGCACTACCATCAAAAGAAGTACCACCTATAGTTCTTGCTGTTGCAAGTTTTGTGGCAGTAGCAGCATTACCTGTTGTGTCCTGATTTCCTGTTGTATTTACACCTGCAAGGTTAATATTAGCTGTACCATCAAATGAAACGCCACCTATATTACGAGCAGTAGCTAATGCAGTTGCAGTATCGGCTAGTGCTACGGATATATTACTTGTACCATCAAAGCTTGTACCACCAATAGTTCTTGCAGTTTCTAATGCTGTAGCTGTACTTGCATTACCAGTAACATCACCAGTCAGTGGCCCTGCAAAAGCATCTGATGTAACAGTGCCATCAAAAAAAGCATTTTTAAATTCAGCATTTGAAGCACCTAAATCAACATCATCATCTGTTGCTGGTAACAAAGCACCATTAGTAAGAACTAATTGATTTTGATTACCTGCAAAGAAATGTATTTCATCTGCAGTACCAAAGTCTATTTTTGTTTGGTCATCTTCACCAATCTTTATATCAGTAGCTAATAAACTTGTAATAGTAGTTTGTGCAGGATTTATAACAAAATCTAATGTTCCATCACCATCTTCATAAGTTACAGTAATACCAGTTTCGGTATTGCTGCTAACCATACCTCCAACAATATCTTGTATTTCTTCTGTAGTTTTAGAAGCATCTCCATAACTAAAAGAGCCATCTCCATCTGATAACACTGCCTGACCTGCAGTACCATTACCTGATATGTTTAGTTGTGTTGCTCCAACTACATTATCATCAATGGTTGCACTTAGTGCTACATTACCTGAACCATCAAAAGCTATAGCATTAGCTGTTATATCTCCTGATATTGAGAAGTTTCTACTATTAGCTAAAGTAGTAGCTGTACCTGCATTACCAGATACATTACCGGTAACATCTCCAGTCAAAGCACCTACAAATGCTGTAGATGTAATTGAAGTTGCACCTGTTACAACACCAGCATCAATGATAATAGTTCCATCTAAGACAATTTGTTGACCTGTAAGAGGAGTTATATTCAGGTCTGTCCCTGCAGTACTAGATATTGTATTACCATTGATGTTGATATTATCAACCTGTAATGCTGTTAAAGTTCCTAATGATGTAATGTTTGATTGTGCTGCACCTGTTACAGTTGCTGCTGTACCTGATACATTACCAGTTACATTACCAGTTAAATTACCTTCAAAGGTTGCAACTAAAGTACCTACTGCATAACCTGTACCTGATGTATTAACAGTCGTAGTAGGTTCTGCTTGTAAATCTTTGAATAATTTAAACTTACCTGAATCGTTAGCATCTCTAAATAAACCTGCATATAAATCTTGTGAGCCTGATGTGTCATACAATCCATAAAATCCTATATCAACACTATCTGCTCCACTATTTGCTTTTGCTAATTTAATAAGTGGGTCTTCTACTTCTAAAGTAGATGTATTTACTGTTGTAGTTGTACCATTAACTGTTAAATTACCTGTAATTGTTACATTATCTGGTAAACCTATTGTGACTGTAGCATTTTCGCTACCTGAACCTGATACTTCTATTTCGTTACTTGTACCACTTATTCCTGCAACAAAGTTGCCAGTTGTATCTGTTCCTAAAGCTACGCTATTAGCTGCTACTGTTGTAGATAAGGTGATATTGCCTGTTCCATCAAACGATACAGCAGAAGCAGTTACATCGCCTGATAAAGCTATTGTACGAGCAGTTGCTAAAGCTGTAGCAGTTGCAGAATTCCCACTGGTATCTTGACTACCTGTAGTGTTTACACCAGGCAAATCTATGTTTGCAGAACCATCAAAAGATACACCACCGATTGTTCTAGCTGTTTGTAAAGTAGTTGCAGTAGAAGCATTACCAACTAATGCACCTGTTACTTGATTAAATACAACATTATCACTAGTACCTACGGATTGACCTATTGCAAAGGTAACACCATTACCTGATGCTGTAGAAGTAACACCAGTACCTCCAAGCAAAGATAAAGTTTCAGAATCAAGGTCAATAGCTATAGTAGAACTACCATCACTTATATCTAGGTCTTGTGCTGTAACTTGGCTATCTACATAAGTTTTAATTGCTTTTGCAGATGCTATTGTTGTATCTGTACCTGCAACACTTGATAAATCTGTATCTAATACACCAGATTTAAGGTTATCTACCTCAATATTACTTACTGTATTATTATCTACATCAATTGTTTTATTAGTTAGTGTTTGACTACCTGTTAAAGTAGCGACTGTATTATCTATTGCAAATGTTACTGTATTAGTATTAGCAGTAGAATCTATACCTGTACCACCTGCTAATGTAAGTGTTTCTGAATCTAAATCTATTGATATATCGTTACTGCCATCAGAAACATCTAAATCTTGTGCAGTAATCTGTGATTCTACAAATGCTTTTATAGATTGCTGACTAGCTACTGCTGTAGCAGAATTACTAGCCATATTATCTTCATCTTTAAATGCTGTACCTGATAATGTTCCATTCAGTACAGGACTTGTTAATGTTTTGTTTGTTAGTGTTGCTGTTGTACCTGAAAAATATGTATCAAGCCTAGTTACAGCTATCTGTTTCATTGTTCCGTTATCGTTAACTATAAATTGGTCTGCATCTACGATAACTACAGAACTTGCACTTGTATCACCATCTAAAACATTAATCTCTGTACCAGTTGTTGTTATTGCAGTAGAGCCATTTATCTTTGGTGATGTTAATGTTTTATTAGTTAATGTTTGTGTACCAGCAAGTGTTGCAACTGTACCATCTATTGCAAAAGTAAAGTTATTACCACTTAGGCTTGATGTAAGGCCAGTACCACCTAACAAGCCAAGAACTTCGCTATCTAGGTCAATAGAACCATTATTAGAACCATCTGTAACATCAAGGTCTTCTAAAGTTAGTTGGTTATCAACATAAGCCTTAATTGATTGTTGCGAAGCAAGTTTTGTTGCACTGTTACTTGACATATCATCTTCATCAAGAAACGCACTACCTGATATTGATGTATTTAATACTGGTGATGTAAGTGTGGGGGAAGTGAGTGTTTTATTTGTAAGAGTCTGTGTTCCTGTTAAAGTAACAACAGTCGCATCAATAGCAAAGGTAACATTATTACCACTTGCTGTACTACTAATACCTACACCACCAAGTAAACCTAAAGTTTCACTATCTAAGTCAATAGCTATTGTTGAAGAGCCATCTGTTATATCTAAATCTTCAAGTGTAATTTGACTTGCAATATATGCTTTTATTGATTGTTGTGTAGCTAAAGCTGTAGCAGAATCGCTACTAAAATTGTCTTCGTCTAGTATTGTTGTAACTGTTGCACCACTTTCGCCTATTTGTAAATTAAATAGTTTCTGTGTAAGTTGTTTACCTTCAGTTGTATCGTTTGCTGTCCATTTTACATTTGCATTATCATATACAAGTAAAGCACCATTATTACTTGCACCAGCAGTATTTTGGTCTATACCTCTTGCCATAATAGCACTAGGACCAGCAAGACCTTGTGTACCAACTGTTGTTACTGTTATACCACTTGTATCAGTTATAGTTATTTGATTTACAGTGCTAACACTTGTAATTGTTATACTATCAACAGAACTCATGCTGTAATATTTCTCCTAATACTATAAGTGCCTTCTATAATTCTTGTTACAACACCAGCACCACTTGTTATCTCTAAATCAAAAACACCATCATCAGGTGTTAGGTTTCCAGTATCAGTTGCACTTATTAAAAGTTGTATAGTACCTGCATTACCACCCATAGTCATACGACCATTTGCTGTAGTTAGAGATAATACTGTTGCTGATGAATCAGGTTTTTCTTTTAGTGACATAGCACCTGTAAAACCTGTAAGGTTGATTAATGCATTAGATGAATCTTTTAGAGTAAGCGTTTGCCCAAAAGTAGCACCTTGCTCTATGATAAAATGATGATAACCTGCACTCATATAAACTTCCTATAAATAGCATGGTATCTACCATTAAGCTTCTGCTATGTAAATCATAACAAAGAATTTATGATGATGCTTTCTTTGTTGTTTTCTTTTTAGTAGTTTTCTTTTTTGCAGTTGTTTTTTTCTTTGGTGCTTTGCCACCTTCCCATGCTTCATTAACATCAGGAGTTTCTGGGTCATCACCTATAAGTTGTCCTTTTTTGTTTCTTGCTCTTTTAACTTCTTTAACATCAGCTTCTACATCTACAGTTTCTTCTACTGAATCAACTTTTACTTCCATCGCCCAACCATTTTCAATAAATTTTTCCATGACATCATCTTGCCATGCACCTTCAGATTCTACGATTTCGTCAGCTTTATAAAGTTTTACTTCAGTTCCATGCTCATTACAAGAAGCTGGTTTTGGAACTACTATTTTAAATTTTCTTGCCATTTTTTTTCCTTAAAAGCGTGGGGTGTTGCCACCCCACTTATATACATCAATTATGCAGTTGATAAAGTATCTGCATCAGTGTTGTGTCTTGGACTTCCTTTGATGATAGTTGCAGCTATCGGAGTACCATTAGAGTGTGTACCAGTAAAGTCTGCTACTACTCTTAAATATCTCTTGCCACCAACATAACCAATAGAGGTTACTTGTGGTGTTTCTGCATTTGCATCTAAAGTTAAGAAGATACCATTTGAATCAACACTTCCATCAGTTACATGTAAAGAACTTGTAACTGCAGTAAATGTAGAATTATCATCTGAATCTTCTAATTTAAAGTCAATCTTAACTGATGTTGAAAGAGTATCTCCTTCTACACCAGTATCAACTACTGCTGTTGCAGATTCAAAAAATTGTAAATCTACACCAGTGCCATTTGTGTCACTTGTACCAACAACAGGTGCAATTGATTGAATAATACTAATATTATTAGCTAAGTCTTTCATTTACTACTCCCTGCTTACGCTGTTACTTTAAGTTTATTTATGGCTTCAGGAAGAATCACTTGCCCACCAACTCTTCTTCTAGCAATGTATCTTACATTACCAGTAGTTGCTTGGGTAAATGGGTCTCTTAATACAGCTAAAGCCACCCTATCTACGATCATGTATGCTTTGCTAAAGTCACCAAAAGCGACTGGGAAAGCATTTTGTGCTATAGAAGGCATATCTGTAGCTTCCACATATGGTTGACCTAAGATGGTGTTTACCATGTTACCACCTAACATCATACCTGTTTGGAAAACATACTGACCTGCAGTATCTTTAAGCTTTCTTATTTCAGCTAAAGTGCTTCTGTTAAATACAAAAGTACCATTTCTGCCATAATCAGACTTAATGTTATGCACTAGTGAAATCAAGCTATCTGCTGTGATTGCAGTATTTGAACCTGTGTCAACAGAACTAACACTAGAGTTAGTCATGAAACCTTCAGGCTTACCTACAGCGTTACCACTAACAAATGCAGTACCTTCAGCTTTTGCAAACTGTGTTGCAAACTCTGATTGCATTTCTGCTTCTAAGTCAAATACTGAATCTTCTAAGTCTTGTTCAGAAATATCAACTAACGCATAGTATTCATGTGCAGGTAATTCTTCTAAACCAACTGTATATCCAGTAGTCTCACTTCTTGTGCCACTTTCAGCAACCCACTGTGCAGCAAAAGTACCAGTTCTCTTTGGAATCTGTACACTTCTTTGCCCAGTGCTTCTTACTCTAGCAATGCTTCTAATAGGTGAGATTTCTGTAACATCTTTGATAAGTTCTCTCACATATTCAGGTGGTGCTAAATAACCACCAGTTGAGTCATTGCTGACTGTTAAAGCTTTCTTCTCAGTATCGCTAAGTCCTTCAAGTCCTTTTCTGCAATATCTGTCAAAAGCTTCCATGTATTCATCTACTTGCTTACTTTCAAAACCTGAATTTGGTCTTTTTACAACTGTTTCAAGTTTTTCTAGTTGGCTTTTGATGTTTTCAGCGTTAGCTTCAGCAATTGTGAGTTTTTGATTGATGTCTTCATAAGAATCCATCTTAGCTTCAACTTTAGCTAATTTCTCGTCCACATATGCTGTACTTTCGCCTTTTTCTAGCTTTTCAAGTCTTTCGTCATTGACCTTTTTAAATTCTTCAAAGGTTGAACCCATTTCTTGAATAGCGTTTTTTACATCTTCCGACATAGTTATCTCCTATTAAGATTTTAAGGTTAAAGTTAAATGTTTTATGGCATCTACCAATTCAGCATTTGAGTCAACCTCTCGCTGACTGAATGCATCAGTTACAGCTTTTGCTGCAACTTTCGCTTCTGAACGAGACAACGAGAAAGCATCTCGCATTCCATTTTCCCATTCTCTTATGGAAATTTCTTCGCCTTTAACCGACATTACTGTCGCTCTTGGGTTCATTGGAAAAGTTACCAACGAAACTTCCATTAAATCTACTTCTTTAATAATTCGCTTATTTGCTCTTTTATCGTAAGAAACTTCTTTTGGGTTTACTCTAAATCCTATAGACAATCCATCTAAAGCACCCATTTTTAATAATTCATACGCTTCTTGACCAGCTTGTGTTTTTAAAGCTAACCGACCTTTTACATAAAGACCTTTATCATCTTCGCGTATTTCATCAAATACACCTATAGGCATATCAGATTTGTGTTGATATAAAAGCTTAACTTGATTTGGTTTTTTTCTTTTTAAAGAATTAGCAAAAGCACCAGATTCTATAACATCGTTGCCTAAATCTTTATTACCAAAAATAGAACCATATCCTTCAAAAGTACCATATTCTTTATCTTCTTCGTCTTCTAAATGGCCACCTAAAAATTCAGTCTTTACAGATAAGACTTCTTCTAAATGCTCTAAAGCATCTTTCATGTCTTTTGGTTTCTTCTTTTTAGGTTTTTTATGATAACCTAAAACTTCTCTGCCAGTAAGTTCAGTGTATTCTTCGTGTGTTTTGCATGGCATGTAAACTTTATTGCCATTTTCATCGTGAGAGTGTGTGCCTACACAACCAATCTCTTCTGCTCTTGCTTCTGCTTCTTCTTCAGTAGTAAAAACATCTTTTCTTAGTTCTCTTTTGCTATCTAAAGAATCTTCTTTATCTGAATTATAACTGCTGTTACAGACAGCTAACCTTTGATTTGAATCATATTCATCAACCATAGTGCTATCTCCCATGCATCGTTCTAAAAAATCTTGCCTAGACTCGTTAAGTTTTGGTTTCGGTATAGGCATAATTACCTTATATAGTATATTATTGGATTGATTTGCACAATATATAGGTACATAAAATATATTTACTCCATATCCCTTTCATCGGCATAAACTATAACACATCTACAGTTAATAACATTAGCTGCACCACCTCTTGAATCTCCTGCAAATCCCATCGGTACACCTCCAACAATAAAATCCTCGTCCATATCAACTATTTGACCACTTGCTTGTGCATGTGTTGTTCTTGTTCTTGCGTCATTTGTTGCAACCCACTTCTTTAACATTTTTAAACCTAAATCTGTTTGTACTGTTTTATGATATGTATGATTTGCAAAAGAAGCTGCACTGTGTGTTTCAGTTCTTGCAATTAATGCAGCACGACTTCTACTTATAGGTAAAAATCTATCAGATACTAATTTTGCTATTTGTGGTAATGTTAAGTTGTCTGCTCTGCCTTGTTCTATAATTTTTGATATCCTATTTGACATACGAATACTTATGCCACTTAATATAAGTTGTCTTGAATTAAAATATTCATTAACTACATTCTCAAAATCAATACTTCTACCAAATACAACTGCTTCTTGTTTAAAATTATCTTCGTACTTTTTTTCGTTAAAATCATATATAGCTTTAAAAACTCTACGATAGTGTGATTGTATTAATGGTATAAAATCTTCGTTTAAGATTTGTGTTGCTGATGTTTCTTCGTATATGCCATATTCTCTGTATAAATGCATTTGTACACGCATAAATTTTCTAAATAAAGAATTTAGTCTTCTAAAAAATCTTTTTTCTAAATTGTTACGAAGTAATTGCTGTTGTCTTATTTCGTTGCGTTCGGATATTCTTCTCTGTCTTAAACTGCGAATTCTTTTGTATTGTCGCTGTTGTTTCACAATTTTGTATTACTTAGAAGATAAAGGGTGTCCTTTAGGGAATAAATCTGCATCATGTTTACCACCCTGATATCTACCTGACCTTAAAGCAAATAAAAATGAATTTACGCGAGCATACGCCCATCTATCAGCACCACCTTGTCTTCTAACTGCAGGTCTTACCGAGCCTGGATTTGTATTATATGCTCCAACACCACGACGAAATACAGCAGATAACATTCTTACTGTTGCTCTTTTCTTTGGATTATTACCATATTTCTCGTTATGAGCATCTACTTTCTTTTTAAGTGCTTCTTTAATTTTTGCAGATAATTGTTTTGTATCTTCTAGAACTGCAATATGCTTATCATCTTCAAAAGGCTCAAAATCTTCCATATCTTTTTTACCTTCTAATTTTTTAGTTAGTTCTAAAATAACATCTTTCATACCTTGTTCGCCAAGAGTCCCTATAACTCCCCATTTAATTTGCGCTACGACACCTGCTACATTACTTAGATTTGGTTGCACAGAACTATTTTTAAATTTTTGTCCATCTCTAAAATGCCTTGCAGCCCAAGATTCTCTTTCTTTTATCCACTTTAATACTGCTGGTGATTCAGAACCTTCTCTTGCTCTACCCCACAGTACATAAGCTTCATTACCTCTTATATTACCACCTGCTCTCCATATACCTTTTGGTCCATCATTTTTTACATTTGTAGCAAATTCGTAGCTGAACTGTGGATAATTGCTATTTCTTAAAGATATTTTTTTATTATCACCTCGTTTAGGAAAGTTAGTAATATGTGAATCTTTTTCTTCTTCTAATAAAAATTCATCATTATATTCTTCATCATATTCTTTTAGGTCTTCCTCGTTTACTGGGTTCTCTGGTTTTTCAACACTATCGTCAGTTAATGGGAATAATGCAGCAGAGATATATAAATCATCAGCACCATCTATAGGTTGTAATCCTATAATCTCTCTTGCTTCGTTTCTTGTCATGATACCTTCGCGAACTGCTGATGTTACATTCTCGTATATCTTTCTTCTTCTTTCTGATAATGCAGGTATAGAGTCAATATCAAACTCAAGCATTAATCTGTCATCAAACATAGGTACTAACCATTCGTTTAGGTCAGATGCTAGTTTTCTAAGGTGCGGTATAATTGTTTCTTCGTATAGTGCTAACCTTGCTTCTGCTACATTAGAATATGTTTGCGCATCAGGTACACCTACTAATTGACTAGGAACACCAAAGCACATTGCTATATCTGTAGCACTCATGTGTTTTAAGTTCAAGAAATCCATATCTTTAGGACTAAGACCCATTTCTCGCCAGTCAAAGTCTCCTTCTAATAATAAAGGTCTTCCTGCATTAGCAGTACCACTAAATCTATTATTAAGGTCTGTAAGTAATTGTTGTCTTTGTGATTCTGTTAGATTTACTGCAAAACCTGCATCGTCTTGTGGTTTAAAGATAACAGCACCACTAGGTCTTGCACCATTTTGCAATAAATTAACATTATGTTTACTTGATAAATTAAACTGGTCTATTTCTACAGCAGCAGCACTCATAGGACTAAGTCCATAATAATCATCTAAAGGATTCCATAACTTAACATGTTTAAGTTCACTAAATCCATTCTCTTGGTCAACCTCGTATGTATGATGTACTCTGCCCTGTAACATATACTGATACTTGTCAGGTATAGAGTTCCCACTACCTTTTATGACTATTCTATCTGGTCTTAATTGATGTAATTCTTTTGGTGCACCTGCTTCAGCACCAACTTTTAATATGTATGCATTACCACTTAATAAAAGATAACCAAATAAACTATTAAAGAACTCTGAATATGACTGTAAAGGATTAGGTCTTCTTAATAAAGTTATTAATGGGTGTTCTTCTAATATTTGGTCACCTGCTTTTACAACAAAAGGTACAGCACTAGCACCCTTAGATATTTCATTGACACATCTATAAACGATAGCATTTTTAAGATATCCTTCTTTAGCTAGGTCTTGATACTTATAAACTTTAGCATCAGAACTACCAACACCAAAGTAACCCATAATATTACTCTGTTTTGTTTGTTCAGGATTTATGTTAAAGATTCTCTGAAATATATTTCTTTGTGCCATTAGCTTATTCTCCAATTAACCTGTCCTTTAGATTTACTTAGTTCAGTTAATCCCCAAACTAAAGCATCTAGTCTGTCAGGTGAAGTATTTGTTTCGCCAGTGTAACTGCACATTTGCTGTTCTAACTCTGGATACAAACCAATATGATGTACCCTGTCTTGTTCATACAATGCTGCGATTGGTTCGGCTCTTAAAATCTTTCCTCGTGTTGCTCTTACACTTCTATAAGGAACATTAGTATCTATATTTCTAATAAGCCTTTCCACTAAGTCTCCACCATTGTTGACCTCTGCAACAATTCTGTCAGCTTCCCATTCATAGAAAGCATTAATTGCTATTCTACCCCATTTATCAGCAGAATGCCTACCAGACAAATCCTCTAATACATAAAAGTTATTATTAAAATCTTTGCCTACAACTATAATACCAGTTTCATCAGAATTTGCATTAGCTGTTACTGCTGGGTCAATAGCAACAATAATTTGTGATAAATCCTTTTCTGTATCTTGCTGTAATCGTGTTCTATCTATTAAGTTATTAGTCCATAAAGCACCATCTATGTCATCTACTATTTCTGCGTATAATTCTTGTCTTCCTATAGTCGTTCCTTCGTATTTTTCTTTAAGCATAGTTAATGCACTTTCAGCAAGATTTGCTTCATTCTCAAATGTATTTCCTCTGGTTACATATACATCATCTCTTTCTACTAAATTTTTTATTAGTTGTATTGGCTTCGGTGTTGTAGTAATAACGCATTGTGGATTATCTCCAAGTCTAAGACCAAACATTAATTGGTCAAATGCTTCTGGGTATCTCCAAGCTGCAACTTCATCACACCATGCTCTATGGAATTGTGGTCCCCTTAATCTATCTGGTTCTTGTGCTGCATAACCTGTTATCTTTGAACCATTAAATAATCTTACTTCAGATACAGATGAACTATAACCTTTAAGGTCTTTAGAGTTTAAAAAACATTCTTTAGGTAAAATAGAAAGTAAGCCAGAGTTACCTCCAAAGCAAACTCTTCTCAGGTCTCCATGTGTCGGTGCAACAACAGCACAGTTTACATTAGGATTTCTAAGTGCATATAAAGCAATATCTTGTGCACCTGTTCTTGTTTTTCCCCAACCACGACCAGCAAGAATAAGCCATATATAATGCTCTACTTTTGGTTGAAGCTGTTTATCTCTTGCAGTTTCTAACCAACTAGTGCGTAGATTGAACGCTTCGGCTTCTGCTTTCTTCAACCTCGTCAAGCAGTTCCATAGCTCTTCTGAAGCTGTCGTTGTTTTCTGTAATTGTTGCATTAATATTCTCGGTTACTTCTCCTAGTGCAATCTTAGCTAATCGTTGTGCACTAAGTGCAGCATTAGCAAGGGCATTAATCTGTGTTGGTGGTAAACTTTTTTTGCCTGACTGCATATCCTGATTATGCTGTGTCATTATTTGGCCAATCATTACATATAAACCATTAGCAATATTTAAGCTGTTATCGTCATTACTCTTAGACCTTTTTATTAAATCTTTTTTTCTTTCTTTATCTAGTTCTTCTGCAAGATTTGCTTGAAACTGTTCTTTCTGTAACTTCCAGTTATCTTTTCTTGCTGTTCTGTATACTGTACTTTGTGCAACCTTATATTTTTTTATCAGTTCGTCTAAGGTTGGATAGATTCTTTGATTATCTTTTTCTATACCCTGTACAAAATCATTTCTAATTTTAAGCTTTTTAGAATCAGTTAGTTTTGTAGGTGTAGTTTTTTTTGTCATATTTTCTAATTAATTATCGCAATATTAGTCCATAAAGTACCTAAAATAAAGCAAATACTAAAAAAAGACGATATTTATTCCAAAAAAGGTTTACTTTTGTGTACAACACTTTAATATAGTAAATATAAATTGAAAGGAGATAAAATGAGAACTACTAATACTTATCAAGAAGCAAGAGATAAATTCCTTGCAAAAGCTAATCAGCTATTCAAGAACTACGACAAAGAACCTTCCGAGGAGTACTGTTCAGAAAGAATGGGTGGTTGGATTATGTTTGATACTAATAATATGGTAATAGGTTGGGTTGGTAACTTAGGAGAGATTACTGTTTACGACTACGAGCCAACTACAAAATCTAATGCTACTAAAGAAAACTTTAGGGGTGCTAAATAATGACTAAGATAAGAATACACCCTTCGTTACAAAAAACAATTAGGGGACTTAACTACGACGAACTTATTGTTTTATACAAAGCTGTTATTGAAGCTGACAAAATGCATAAAGATGATAAACCTGTACTTTTAAAATACCTAGAAAAGCGTATTAAATTATTTCAAAAAGAAATAGATTTACATGATATTGCAAAACTAACAGGACTAATTAAATAAAGGAGTAAATATGGGTAATAGAGCAGTAATAACAATTAAAAATAAACACATACCAAAAGATGATTGGACATCTTTGTACTTACATTGGAATGGTGGTCGTGATTCTGTAGTGCCTTTTTTAAAAGTAGCTAAATTATATGGCATAAGATGTAACGCAGACCCAAGCTATGGTATTGCAAGATTGTGTCAGCTTATTGGAAATACTTTCGGTGGTACTTTATCTTTAGGTGTTGGCAAATATACAACTTATCATAAAGAGAGTTTAGACAATGGTGTTTATATTATTGATAATTGGGAAATTGTTGATAGAGAATTTTTTGAAGGTGAAGAGCAAAACGAATATGATGAAGAAGATTTTATTAAAGAGATACGAGCAGTAAATGATAAAATATTTGGTCATGAAGAAGATAATGTAACAGAAATACATGTCTTTAAATAAATTTCTAAGTTTTAGCTTTACATTTGGTATAAACAAAATACACATAAGTTATAAATTGTTTAGCGAGGGATTTGATGATACAGAAATGCATCACATAGAAGTAAATGTAGAAAATTGTAATGCAATACCTTTAACAAGAACAGGTTACAGGTCAGAGATTTTTCCAATGCAAAAAGGTAAGATATTATCTAAAGAGCAAATATTAGAATGGTTTTATACAGAAAATGGCCAAGAACAATTAACTTTGTTCTAAAAATACTTCTAATTTTTTTAAAACAATTTAGTATAGAAAAATACAGAGGTATATATGTCAATAGAATTACTTAATCTATCACTTAAAGTCAAAGGTCTTACTCCAACTAAAAAATTAATATTAGTCATACTTTGTAACTACGCAGATGAAAAAGGAAGTTGCTATCCTAGTTATCAACATATTGCAGATATTGTTGGTCTAAAAGATTCACGAGGTGTTAGAAGAACTATTAAAGAGTTTGAAAAGCTTGGTATTTTAAAAATACAAAACAGAATATTAAACAATGGTAGCTTTACAAGTAATCGCTATTTTATACAAATATCTAAGGGTATTAAGAACCCTATGGGTGCTGACACCCATACCCTCTGGGCATCACGACCCTGTAATACTAAAGAAGATACTAAAACTATTTATAGCAAAGATTTTAATGAATTTTGGAATTACTACCCTAGAAAAGCAAGTAAGTTTGAATCTGCTAAATCTTATAAAAAAGCAATAGAGATTATACAAAAAGAAGAATTATTAGAAAAAACTATAGCATATGCTAAGTCGGTAGAATCCATAGAAGATAAATCTTTTATACCACATGCAAGTACATGGTTAAATCAAAGAAGATATTTTGATGATATAGAAGATATAAAACCTAAAAATACAAGGCCAAAGTCAAACGACTGGGCAAAAGACCTTGAACTATGAAGGTACTCTTTTTAACTGCATATTATATTTATTACCTTTAATTTTTAAATTCTTTTTTCTAATTAATTTATTTACCTTAAATTGACTGTAATCAACATAATGATGTATTCTGCCGAATCTTTTTACTACCTTTGATATATCAGGATAAACTTTTACCTGCATTTTAGATTTTTCTAGTGTTCCTTCTTTATCATAAAACTCTGCTGAATTGCCACCTCTTACTTGTTGCGTTGTAATTTTTTCTTGTAAAAAAGCATTAAATTGTATAGTGCATAATCCATTAGTTAGTATATCTAAGCTAAGAATAGTATCTTCGTTATATCTGCCACGCCAACGATAAGGCAAATCATTCTTTATAAAATTACAAGAATAAATCCTTGTATTTAAAATAAAAGGTGGACTTTTTTGCCTTGCAGGTTGAAACATATAATAGTTTGGTCCTGCCATACCAACATTTTCATATCTTAAAACAAAATCTTCCATGGCTCTAAATATAGTACCTGATGATACTTTTACTTTTTCATTTAGGTTATAACGTCTAAAACTTCGTATATTATCGTCCATAACCCAATGATAGTCGTAGCCTTCTTTAATAGAATAATCCCATACAAAATTTCTAGCTGGTCCTGGTCCAGTAGATTTAGTTAAACCAAGTTCATCACATGTGTCATACTTTTCTTTATAAGACATATCAAGTTCTAATAGCTTATTTCTATCTTTAACATGACTTAAATACATATCATATTCTGATGGTTCAACAACAATACGATATGGTACTTTCATATAATCTAAGTATCTAGCTGTATATCTTGTATCAGCTCTGCCTTTTGAAACTATAAATAATGGATATTTTGGATTAGTCATACCTTTTACTTTCTGTATCCATATTTACTTGTTCTGGATACCAAATAGATTTTGTTTTATCTGTATGATTTTGTTGTAACAGTTCAAAGAAATTATCGCAATCTTCCTCGCTAGCAAAATGTACTATTACACTTCTGACAGAAGTCTTATCGCTTTGGTTATATTCAGGCATACCTTCCCATTCATTTAATATGCTTTCTACAACTCTATCATCTTCTATAAAAGGCATTACTTGTTCTTTGTCAAAACCTATTAAATCTATGTTGTAATCAGTATCAGTAAGTTCCTTAATTTGTTTCCAAAGCAATTCTTCGTCCCATGTAGAATTTATTGCTAATTTATTATCTGCAATATTTAATGCTTTCTTTTGTTCCTCGGTAAGTCCTTCTACAACAATACAAGGCACAGTTTCAAGTATTAATGTTTTTGCTGCCATTAATCTGCCATGACCTGCAATTAAAAAGTTTTTTTCATCTACTAAAAGGGGATTAGTAAAACCAAATTCTTTAATAGATTCTGCTATTTGAAATACTTGTTTGTTTGAATGTTTTCTTGGATTTTCTATATTTATTTCTATATCTTTTATTTTTATATCTTTTATATTTAACATGATTTATCCTGTTGTATTCTTTCTCTTAAAGAAGTTGTTGAAAATGAATGCTTTCTATTTGTGTAAAAAGTTTTACCAATACCTTTACCTGTAAAGTTTTTACCCTTGTAATCGTCACCAACAAATCTTACATCTATAGGTGTAGATTCTAGAAGGTCTAATAAACTTGCTTCTGTATCATAGACAAGAATTTCATCAACATATTTAATTGCACTTAGCTGAACAAATCTTTCATATATAGACTGTATTGGTATATTCTTATTTTTTCTATCAAGATTTGGGTTTGTTTGTAATCCTACAATTAGATAATCACAATTAGATTTTGATTCTTTTAGCATTACCACATGACCTGCATGCAATAAATCAAAAGCGCCACAAGTAAATCCAATCTTCATTCTGATAATTCATAAAAATCATTAGGTTGTACAGAACCTTCTGTTACTTTATAAATTATTTGCATTTCTTCTTTTCTTGGTATTCTTGTACCTGTTACCCATTTAGCTAAAGTTCCTTGTGGTATTCGTACATTTGTTGCCATTTCAACTAAATCTATAAATGACATTTGCGTATGTTTTTGATTTTTTAAATAATCTCTTAAATGCATAATTAGTCCAAATATGAATTATAAGTGATATATCTTAATAATTAAAGTAATTAGTAAATTAATATTTATTCCAAAAAAGGTTTACATTAATTTAAAAACAAGTAGAATGTAATAATAAATTGATAAAATAAAATGAATAATAATCCTTTTGAAGCTTACGATATAGAACACTTTTCGGCTTCGTCTATCAATACTTACATACAAGAACCTGCAATGTGGGTATTTAGATATTTATATAAAAACAAAGGTACAGGTAATCCTGCAATGTGGCGTGGTACTACTGTAGATGAAATTACAGGAGATGCTTTAAATAATACTAAATCTATAGATATATTAATACAAGAAGGACTAAGCCGATATGATGGTTTATATAATTATTACCTAGATAAAATAGATATAGATACAAAAAAATATGAGAAAGAAAGAAGTCTGTTACCTTTATATGTAGAAACAGCAGTTAATTTTTATAGAGAATTAGGTAAACCTATATCTTATCAAAAGAAAGTCAGTTTACAATTTGAAGAACTACCTATTCCAATCATAGGATATATAGACCTTCAATATGAGGGTACAGTTAGAGATATTAAGACTGTACAAAGATTACCCTCTGTTATACCACCTTCTGTTTGTAGGCAGTTATCTGTTTACGCAAAAGCTATGGATTCTGATGCCTTAGTTGATTATGTATATGTAACTTCTAAAAAAGCAGAAGTTGTAACTATGCCTGTTGACAATGTTGATGAGCATATTGCAGTAGTCAAGAAAGTAGCCATAAATATTATGAATTTACTTTCTTATTCAAATGATATTAACCAAATAGCCAATCTATTCTATCCGAACTACGACCACTTTATGTGGAGTAATCCTTTAGAAGTAGAAGAAGCTAAAAATATATGGAGTTAAAATGAAACCTAATAATGAACTTATAAATGCTTTAATTAAAGCGCAAACAAATATGGAAAATGCTAGTAAAGATGGAACAAACCCACACTTTGGCAATAGTTATGCTTCTTTAGAATCATGTTTAGAAGCAGTAAAACAACCTTTATTAGATGAGGGTGTTATGTTTTTACAACGCTTTGAAGAAAACGACAAAGGTGTTTGTGTTGAAACTATATTCTATGGACATGGTAGCGAATTATCAGCTGGTAAATTCTTTGTTCCTGCAGATAAGAATAATGCACAAGGATTCGGTAGTGCTATGACATACGCAAGAAGATACAGTTTATGTGCTGCTTGTGGAATAGGTGCAGGTATTAAAGTAGAAGAAACTGCAACTGTAGAAAAAACAGGCGCAGATGATGATGGTAACTCTGCTTCGGATAATTTTTAATTATGCAAATACCAGAATCTTTACAGTCTAAATCTTTAGCTAAGTTTACATTGAATGACCTTGTTTTTTTAATTTTATTAAAAGCACAAGAAAAAAATCATTGGCTTACTTTTCAACATATACAAAGCAAAATACAACAAGTATATAGTGCAAATGGGTTTAGTGATGGATATATAAGAAAGAATAAATTTTATGATTCTACCTCTATAAGTGCTGCTATCAGAGCATTAAGAAATATTAATAATCGTTGTAAATACAATTTACCAGAAGATATGAGTATAGAGATAGTTGATAAAAGAAAAAAACTTAATAGCAAAGCTATTGAATATAAATTAATTAATATAGGAGAATACTATGGCAAATAGTAGAAATATAAAAGTAAGTATTGAAGATGAAGCTAAAGTACTTGATTTAACAAATCAATTAAGATTTATCTTAAACAATATTGCTGAATGTAACGATATGTGGGTAAGCGATTTAAACACATTAAGAAATCTTGAATGTAAATTAGAAGATGTATTTGAGTTTCAGTACGACAGTAAAACTTACAGATATAAGCTTAAAAATAGAACTAGGAGAAAATAATGAGTGATAACTACGAGCAAAAAGACAACTCTGGTGCTTTATTTAAAGATGATAAAGTAGAAGTTGTTAGAAAAGGTAAAATTATGATTAACAATAAAATGCGTTATGCAAGTATTATTAAGTACGAACCACCTAACGAAAAACCTAAATACGAACTTTCTATATCTGTTGGCCCACTTTACATTAACAAAGAAGAAGATAAAAAATCTGATAAAAGTCCAGATATTAGTGGTCCTATTAGTATTGATGGAAAACAATATAAATTCGGTGGATATAAACAGACAAGTAAAAAAGGTATTGAGTACACATCTGTTCTGTTATACGAGAAAGAAGATAATGATTATCCTTTTCCTAGTGAAGAAGAAGATAACGATTTGCCATTTTAGGAGAATATTTTGAAAGTTATAGAAGCATTAAAAATACAAAGTATTTTAGATAAAAGAGAAATACCATGTGATATGCATGATGAACTTACATATTATTCTGAATCGCAAGATAAATATATTAAAGTGCATGACATGGATATTACACATTTAGTAAGAGCATTTTTAAGTATGCAAGAAAAGTACAATATAGCCTTACATAATTTTTTAAATCAACACATGACACAAAAAATTCGTGACGAAAAAAAGAAAAAATATTGATGAAATCAAAAATGCATTAAGTACTGGTAAGAGAGACTTTTTTACAAGTAATACTACAATGGGTACTATGTCTAATGATTTTAGTTTACATACTTCAACAGGCACAATGAATCTTGTTAATGCATGGAACAATCATATTTCAAGTAGTGGTAATATAACAATTACAAAACAAAACTACACCCCAAAAGAAATTATTACTCTTTATTCAACATCTTCTTCACATAGAAGAAAGTTTAAAACGCACGAAATATTTAAATCTGGTGTTTATATTCTATATAGAAAAAATGTTGTAGTTTATGTAGGAGAAAGTATTAACCCATATCAAAGAATTTGTACACATCAAAAGTCAGATAAAGATTTTGATTGTTTTAGAATTTTATATTGTAAAGCTAACAGAAGAAAATACTGGGAGAAAAAACTTATAAACGCGTATCTGCCCCAATACAATAAAACTAATAAAAAAATACCCAAAAGAAATGTATATCATCAAGACTTAAGATTTCGTTCAATAAGTACAACACCTATTACTTTTTTATCTGACGACACAATTAAATTTGTAGATGATGCTATTTTTAGAATAGTTGCTAATATAATATAAATGTCAAAAAGAATAGTTGATAAAAAACATTTAGAGTATGTTTCTTCTTTGCCTTGTTTTATTTCAAGAGCAGATTTTTATAGTTGTAATGGTCCAATACAAGTACATCATCTATTAAAACCTAGTGATGGTAAGCGAGGTTGGTCTTTAAAAGCAGGAGATAATCAAGTAATTCCTTTATGTATGTATCATCATGCACAATTACATACTAAGTTTGGAAACGAGTTTAAGTTTCTTAAATTTTATGGTTTTAAAAAAACAGCAGCACAAGAATATGCACAGCAACTTTGGGAAAAAAAAGACTATTGGCTTGATAAAGATGACGATTTACCCTTCTAAAAATATTAATAATTTATTCCAAAAAAGGTTTACTTTTTACAAATTCACTATAGAATAATAGTTATAAAGTTAAATTGAAGGAGAATAAAATGAAAAACTGGCATAAAACAAGAATAGAAAATATAAAAGATAGAATTGAATGGCTACAAAATAATTCTATAAATTGGAAACAATCTTTACAACACCCTGTTGAAGCAACTAGATTCCAAGCACAACTTTGTATTGATAGAAATACTAACGAAATAAAAAGCTTAAAAGAAAAGATGTCTAGTCTTAAATCTAGGATTGCATAATGAGATACGAACTATATGTACTAACTAAAACTAATTTCTGGTGGTTAGCTGTAAAAACATCAGATGAAAAATACTTTGATTACAAGAAAAAAAAGTTTATCAAAGAAGGTTTTCAAGTAAAAGAAATAATACAAATAATAGGAGCATAAAATGAAATTTTACTACTTAGAAGATATAAACAAAGAACATATACAATTCTTTAAAACTAAAAAATCTGCATTAGATTGGATAAAGACACAAAATGCAATTGATGATTGGGAAAGCAGAATGTATACAAAAGAAGATATACAAGTTTTGTTTGTACCACATTTTACTAAATCTTCTTTATTAACAGCTTTTAATGACATATCCCTAATAGTTGGCAATAGCATTAATACACATGAACATTAATCGTAGAAAAATACCAAAACATTTGCAATATTTATCAAATAAAAAACTATATATTTTAATAAAATTATTTAGAGGGTAATAAATGAGTAGATTATTTAGAGACTGGGACGACAAGTGCAATAACGAACCTGAATCTTTAACAGCTGAAGAAAAGCTAGAGAGAGCAGAATTTGAGTTACAACTTGCACAAGATAATCATTTTGAAGCTGTACAAGAACTTTTAAATGATAGTCCAACTGGTATAATACTTAAAGAGTTAAAAAAAAGGGGATAGATATGTACTTAGAAGATTTTGTATATAACGATAAAGATACTTATAAAAATAACTTTAATCGTTGGTACTGTGCTAATACTATGGAAAGAGAATGTTACAAAGAACCAAAACTATCTGAAGAACAAGCACAGGATATTTTTCAAAAGATGTTTGGATACAAAAAATTTGAGAATACAGTTTTTGTAAATTAATATGTCATTTAACGAAAAAGCTTACTGGGAAAACAGAACTAAAATATATTTAGAAGAGACTAAAAACTTACATAAGTGGTCTGAAGATAAAACATTTATTATAAAAGAAAGAATTACAGAAGTAGAAGAAGAATTAGAACAAGCTAGAGATAAAGCTAAAAATCTACAAGATGAATTATTTCTTTTAAAAGTTGAATATAATAAGTTAAGAGAAAGACTTAAAACTAATTAATCTTTACTTTTTTCTGATTGATATTTAATGTTAAGTCCACATAGAGTGGTTAAACGATTTTTTTCATCTAGTCCTTTTTCTGTAAGCTTATATTCTTGGCCTTGTAATTCTACATACCCTTGTTGAATTAGTTCTGTTAAGTTACTACTTGGTATAGAATCTCCAAACATAATAGATAGTATGCCACCTAATCTTTTTGTTTGTGTTTTACTCAAAGCCATAAATTCTAAACATGACTCCAGTCCTGTCCTTGAAATAACAAAGCTTCTGCTTCCCTTCTTCTTACAAGACCTTCATTAAGTTTACCACCTGCTTTATTCCACCTTTTAATTTGTTCAGGTACATTTTTAAAGTCTTTAGCATTTAAAACTTTCAACAAAGTTGATGAACGTAAATTAGAACCACCTAAATTAAATGTCCAACTTACAAGTGCATCAAACATACACTGGTCAATATCTACTGTTACAGCATTATTTACTTCTTCCTCGTAAACTGCTAAATCTTCTATTAATAGTGCTTCTGCTCTATCATGTGTTATGACCATTCCTTCTGATACGCCCTTTGTTGAACCCCAACCAATTGTCCATACTCCAGCAGCACATTTGTAGCTTTCGTAACGACAACCTTCAAACTTTTTAATTAAACTTATTCCTTCTTGTGATATTTCCATATTATTCACCCCATGTTCCATTATCTCTAACTTTAGCAGTTTTTTTACCACCCCAATACTCAACTGCGTGTCCCTCATCAATAAGAATTTGACAAATACTTTGACCATCTTCACAATACGGAATACCCAAGATTCGTCCATATTTACCTTTTCCTAATGATTGTATTTTGAAATTATTGACACACAATTCTTTTAATCTTTCTTTTGCTTTTAGACCTAAAGCTTTTTCTTTTAGATTTCTTGTACGAGATTCTGGTGTATCAATACCAGCTAATCGTACTCTTTGTTTATGAAGCTTTACACTAAAACCTAAATCCAGCACTACATCTATGGTATCTCCATCAATTACCCGGTCTAATATTGCATTATAGACAAATGGTGTAATGCTGTTTGACATGCTTAGTCTTTTGCTTTAAAAATATTTAGAGCTGCAATTTCTACAATTTTATAAAGCTTACTTATCATAGCATCATCTTTTGGTGTAGGTGTTAAAGCACATATTATTGAAGCTGCACAAACAACTCCTGTGATTATTCCTAACCAATCCCCTATAAATCCAAACATAAAAACCTCCTTTATATATTGGAAATACTAATTCTAGCAGATTATTCTGCTTCTTTGTCAATAGTTACTTTTCTATAGTAAACAACAACATCTTTTAATTCAGTAATATAACGCTTTATTTCTTGCATGTTATATGCCATAACTTCGTAATCAGGAATCGTCATAGCTAAAAAAATTAACTCTCCTTCTTGCTCTTCTATAAAAGCTAATTGTTCTTCGTAGTTTTCTGGAGTTACAACAATCCACATTGGTTCTTGTAAATCTATTTCTCTAGGCATAATAGGTTGTACTATTTTCCTTTCAATTGGCTTTGCAGATACTTCTATTTGTTTAGTTGGTATCAGACTGCAATTGGATATTACTATCAAGGTCATCAACGTCACTACTGATTTGCTCAATATTCTCCATGATATGCTTTGTTCCATTATTTATTTTCCTTTGCATTTCTACTGGGTCTGCCATTATTTTTGCAGATAGTTCATAGTTTTGTATAAATTGTGTATATCTATTGAGTTCCCTTTGTGCAGCTTGGCTTTTCAAAGATAATTCGTTCATTTGTTGTGTTTGCAGTTCAAAATCTGCTTGTATAGACTTGATTGCTTCTTCTTGTTCTGCTATTGCACCTTCTAAAGCTTTATTATTAGATTTAAGTGTTATATTTTCTTGATAAAGGTAATAACCACTAAAACTAAGCACTAAAATTATACCAAATAAAAATTGCTGCATTATATATCCTCTATTATGTAATTTAGGCCAGAAGCACTTCTATATTCAATTAATCTGTTATTCTCATCACGAAATTTAAGATGTTTTTCTTTTTGTACTAATATTTTTTTTGATGTGTATGTTTTGTCATCTGAATCACCATACTCCTTATTGAAAGATACTGTTATTTTGTATCTTGTTATAAACAGACTTAAAATCCAATTTATTACATTTTTTAATTCCATGTATACACCTGTAACTTTTCTTTTTTGCCTTTTGCTTCTAAAGGTTTTAATGGTATTAAATCAAATTCTAATGCATTTTCTGTAGTTTCGCCAATTAAAAGGTCAACACCAGCAGCTTTTGTACCTGACTCAAGTCTAGCTGCAACATTAACAGCATCACCTATTGCTGTATAATCAAACCTTGTATTTGAACCCATATTTCCTACAACAGCAAAACCACTATTAATACCAATACCAATTTGAATTGGAGATATACCCTCTATATCTAATTCTTGATTTAGTATTTTCATGTTATTTTGTATTTCTAATGCACAAAGCAAAGCTTTTTCTTCATGTTTATCTAAATCTAGGGGTGCGCTAAATATAGCCATCATGGCATCACCTATATATTTATCTATCATGCCACCATATTTTTGTACTGCTTTTTGTTGTGCTGTAAGAGCTTTATTCATGATGTATGTAACTTGTTCAGGCTCAAGTGTTTCTGATAAAGATGTAAAACCACGCACATCTGTAAATAAAAAAGTGCAGTAACGCTTTTCTCCACCTAGTTTTAATAACTCTGGATTATTCTGTAGTCTTTTCACTTGCCTTGGGTCAAGATAATGCTGAAATTGTTTCTTTATTTGCTGTCTTAGCTTGTATTGTTCTCTAAATCTTATATAAAAAGCTGTCGTACCTGCAATAAACTGTGATATTAAAGACCATGAAACATCTATTAACAGACTACGGGTTATAAGATATGCACCTACACCACCTGTAAGAGCCATTACACCTAATCCTAATATGATTCCCCAAGTAATACCTAATCTAATCAATACAAGCCATATTAGGCTTACTGAAAGCACAAATATAAATATTTCTACAGATAAAGAATAATCAGGTATATAAGGACTATCTTGTATAAGTATTGATTCTGCTAATGCAGCTTGTATTTTATGTGGTTCTAATAATCCAACAGGTGTTGCTATTTGTGGCATAACACCATTTGCTGTAACACCTACAATAACAAACTTACCATTTACTTCCATTTCTTCTAAATCTGTTTGTGGTGTATCTACCCAACTAATCCACTTTCTGCCAAGACTATCTGTTTTAACAGGTGGTATTCCTCGTATTGATATTTCCTCTATACCATTATCATTAGTTTTTATAATATAAGTTCTTATATTGAAAAGTGCTTTATATATTTGTGTGCCAAAACTTGGAATCCATTCATTATCTGGTGTTTTTACTAATAAAGGTATTCTGCGTACAAGCTGGTCTATATCTGTGGGTGCAATAGCTAAACCCTGTAAAGTGTGATTGGATAAGAGAGAAAGGTTTTGCTTCACACCCAAACTGATTATACCACCATTATCTTTGCCTTTTACAACTGTTCCTGTAGCTTTAGGGTATTTACCTTTGCCATCTTCAAACATAGCAATTACAGATGGTGCATATCCTAAAGACCTAGCAAATTCTTCATCACCTCCAAATCTATCTGCTTGTGGAAAAGATATAGCATATCCTACACCTAAAGCACCTTTACCAAGAATATCTAAGTTTATCTCTGCTAATCTTTTTCTTGGTAATGGGTAACCACCTTCTTTTTCTACATCTTCTTCAGTTATATTTAATATTACAAAATTACCAGAAGGTTCATATTCTTTAACAAACTTATCAAATGTTCTTAGCTTTATTAATTCTGTTGGCGTACTTTTAAATATAAGTGGTAGTGATAATACAACTAACAAAGGTATAAATAATCTATATTTCACGATTCTTGCCTTATTGTTATAACATTACTACTTCCACCATTAATTTTTACAACACGAGAAACACCATTTTGTACAAGAATTACTGTATAAGAACCATCTGTACCTAAATCTAATTTTACATTTGCTTGATTTGATATTCTTTGCATTTTTACTATCTCGCCTTGTACTAGCGTTATGATACCTGTTTCTGTATCTTGACCTACCTTTGTACCTGTTATATTTAATGCAGTTGCTATTTGTAATTGGTCTTCTTCTTCTTTTACTGCTAAAGCATCTAATACATCTAAAACATCTTCAAGAAAATTACCATCTGCTAAATAATCAATGTCTAATTCTGTAAATTCTAAATCATCATCTTTTAAAAAATCTTCTGATAATGGGTCATAGTCAAGACCATTAAAATCAAGAATGCTATCTGTTGCATTTGTATATACAACTTCTTCTATAATTTCTTTTTCTTCAGGTGGTGTAACAATTAATAAATTATCAATATCATTTAATGTTAAATCTAATATAGCTGGTTTACTTGGTGATGATTCAAATACACTAACTGTAGTTGCTTCAAATGGTTTATTAAGTATTACACTTCCTGTTGCAGTTATTACTTCTATCTCGCCACTTGATAAACCTAAAGCATCAGGTAAAAGTATCACTAAACTTCTTCCTAACTCGTCTACTGTTGCAGTAAAATCTGTACCACGAATTGCTATATTTGCTGTTGGTGTTTTTAGTTTTATATTTTGTTTATCTATGCGATTTAGATTACCTGTTATAAATCTAGTTGTACCAAGAGCAAAGGTAAGAGCCATCTTAGATTTACTTGGGTCTATGTCATATATGTATTCGTCAATAAGAAGTTGACTATGTTCGGTTAGTTTTACTGTAGAATCATCTAAAAACTTAATGGCCATACGACCATTTGTTGTTATAGCTTCATCATTTGTTTGAATTCCTAATTTTAATTTAGCAGTATTAACTTCTGCATTTCTAACTATTTGTGCTAGGCCATTTAGTTCAGATATATCTCCAATGTCAGCAAGAAGTGGTTGTGCCATTAGCGTCATTTTGTATGACGCAAACAGTACCATTGTTGCCATTTGAAATAATTTTAAGCCAGTCATTATCTAATGTACTTGATTGTGTAATATTAAAAGTTCTTGAACCGCCTGTATGGTCTAAGTAAAAATAACCACCTTGATAACCACTACCTGAAAAATTTATAGTATTATCAGAACCATCTATGTCCATATAATTTGTACCTAAATCATAATTAACACTTGATGTTACTGTATTATTAGAACCATTAATAATCCAATCTAAATCTAATGTAGATGCTATTGCACTTGTTGCTTGATTAAAAGTAAATGTATTTGAACCACCTGTTACTTGTACATTTACATCAGAAGTATCTGCACTATAAGTATTTGTTGGGTCAGTCTGCATAGTAAATGTATTACCTGTACCAGTAAATTCAAAAAAGCCAGTATAAGAATCTGCTGTAATATCACCAAGAAACTTATTTGTAGAACCTATTTGATTTATGTCTAAAGTCATAGAGTCACCTCTAAGACCTAAAGCTGTTAAAGTTCCAGCAACAGAATTAAGACCACCAATAATATTTCCACTACCAGCAATTTGTTCTAAATCTACAGAAGAACTATTACCTGCAGCTTGACTTACATAGATTTCGTTGTCCGATGCGACTGCAACAAAACTGATAAAAAACAACGAATATAAAAAATATTTATTCATATTTCCAATACCCTCGTTGATAACCAATATTTACTATATCTAATAATGCACTTTCTATTGCCTTTTGTAAAGCAATTACACCACTCTCATTCTCTGCTCTGCCCATTTCTATTTCAACTAATTCTGTTCCAGCTTCAATAAATCTAAAAACATCTTGTGCAGAACCATGACTGTAAATTGTTTTTGTTTTTGTTTTTTCTACGAGTATCTCACCTGTATTAACACTAATCATTCTCAGTGAAATAGTAATATTGTCGGTTCTATAAATTTCACTGCTTCCAATCCCAAGATAACGAAATCCGACACCACCTGAATTAAGATTTGTTTCATAAGAAACTATTGCACCTTGCATCAAAACACCTGCAAAAAGCAAAGGCATAAGAGACGAATCAATCTTGTTTCCATCTTCATCAACCAATTGTTCTCTTGTGCTTCTTATAAGTTGTCTTTCTTTTGTTAAATTATCAAGACCTACTCTTTCTACTACAATCCAAAAATCACCTTCTGCTGTTTCTTTCAGTGCTTTTATCAACAGGTTTTCAGGTGCTTGTGTCAAAGCTGTAGAAAACAAAGCAAACTCGCTGTTGCTTTTTCTTTGTCCTGTTTGATCTGTAAATGAGTTGCCATAGACTGCAACTACTGGTTTTATAGTAGGTTTTTGTACGCTTCTAAGTGCTTCACTAGATAGTAAATCTTGTGGTTTATCTAAATCCTTACTTGGAAATCTAGCGTTATAGGTATCGTCTGATATGTCTAATAAACTGCAAGAACTAAAAACTAAAGTCACCAAGAGGTAGCTGTATGATTGTTTCATTACCATCGGCATCTACGACTGTTAGTGTTATCATTCCATCTTCAATTTTGTAAGATATTATATTACCTTCTAATTCAAATGTTCCTTCTGTTGATTGACTCTCGCCAAACATATTATTGACAATTTGTTGTGCTATTTTTGCATATATACGACTTTCTAAACTACGAATAAATCTAGCCAGTGTGGTGTTTTCTTTATCTCTTTTTATTTGATCTTGCAGTGCTTTTAGTTCTTCTTTTATCGTCATTTCACGAGTGTGCGTTTGTGAATCTATAGTAAGATAATGTGAACTTGTACCAACACCACTAAATGAAGGTGATTTGAATTTAAAAGTTATAGTGTCGGCATTAAGATTGATAGCAATTATTCCAAGAATTAAGATTGCACCCATAACAAATGCACCCCAAATAATTCTAAGTTTTTGTATTTCTGTTTCTTGTATTTCCTTTTTTGTTTTTTTCTTCTTTGTTATCATCTAATACCTCTTTGTTTTTGTTTTTCAAAACAGTATTAACCTTTGTTTGTAATCGTATCATATCTTGATCTAGTAAGCGAAGTTGGTCAGTAAGTCTTATGATTGTGGTTTTCATTTCCATGACTGCTGGATCAATCACTTTGTTGATAGTTTGCCAAACATAATAGACAAAATATCCAAGACCTACGACCATAACGACAGGGAATCCAAAGTCTGCTATCAGTTGTGCAACACTAATCTCTTCTTGCATCTATCTTGCCATCTTCTACGAAGTTCTCTGCTCTTGCTATCCTATCTAGGTCAGGTGGTAAATTTAATGCACTTGAAACGCTTGTATCAATTCTTATGATGTCGTTGTTCATTATTGTTGCTCTTGTTATCAACATTTTAGTGATGGCTTGTGTTGTTTTGATTTCATCAACCAAACCTTCCATAAGTTGTTTCATAACAAGAAATATAAAGTAAGCCATAACTAATGCACCTGCTATTGGTACACCAACCTCTGCAATGAGGTTAAAGACTTCCATTACTTATCTTCGCCTTTGAAACTCTTAGATGCTCCTGAAGTACCTGCATAAAGTCCAAACCATGCAGCACCTGCACCAACAACAACAGATATAAGACCTGATTGTTCAAAGTTTGGTTCTTCTAAACCCATAAACCACATAACTGTTGTGTATAACAGTATGATGTAAACAGTTAAGAATGCTCTTGGAAAGATACGCCATGAATCTACAGCTTGTGCTAAATGTATCCATTTTTGATGTGGATTGACATTTTTGACATCTTCTAGTTCTCTGATCTTATCTTTGAGTTCACCGATCTCTTGAATCATAGACATGAACTTATTCAAGTCCATTTCTACTTCGTTTCTATCCATGTCGCCACCAAAACGACCACTACCCATATTATCCATAATACCTCCTATGTTGGTTCTGTTGGAAAATTAACATCTGATCTAACAGATGCACTTGAATTATTTGAAGGAACATCTCTTAATGCTTGTCTATAAGTTGCCCACTCTGTTTTTTTTGAATCAGATAAAGCACTGTCAGGTAATTGTGTCCAGTCCGAAGCTGACAATAAAGCATTTCTTTCTGATCTTACAGCATTCCAAAAATCAACAGTTTGTGAGACTGCTTTACCACCTATTATCTTATACTTATCAATTCCATAGTTACCTTCTATGATTGATTCATCAGACTCTATTATTATTTGTGCTAATTCTGAATTAGTAATGCCACCACCAACTATGTCACCTGATGATGTTTTGTAAATTGTATATTCTTTTATTGCCATTATTGTGTGTTATCTATAAATACATAAAGTGATAGATAAGTACTTCTGTGCTTTGTCACAAATCTTACACGCCAATTTACAGTCGTTGCATTACTTGCTAATCCTGTAATAGTTCCATTATACACAAAAACATAGGTTCTAAATGTTCCAGCGTCCATGTCAATATCTTGTATGCCACCTGCTGCTTGTGCATAAGTTGTGCCACCATCAACAGAGTATTCTACAAATATGCCTGTGTTGTCACCAAGTACACCAGTAAATATCGCTTGATATTGTGCGTTATTTCTTACATTTGATATTGCTAATGGCAAAAAATTACCTGTGGTTGTTGTCTGTGTTGTAAAATCTGTTGATCCTCTTTGAAATGCACTTCCAAAAACTGCTAATGGAACTGTAGCACCTGTATGAGAAATAATATCAGCACTTACATTTGCAAAATGTTTGACATCTAATGTATCAACATTTATTTGTGTACCAGTGATTGTACTGGCAGCTATCTCATTTGCAGTAATAGTATTTGCAGCGATTTTAGCTGCAGTAACAGCATTTGCGTTAAGTTTATCTGTTGTTATTGCGTTTGATGCAATCTCTGTAGCTGTAATCGTGCCACTGACAATATTTGCAGCAACAATTGCGTTTGCAGCAACTTTATCTGCTGTAACTGCATCTGCATTTATTTTTGCTGCTGTAACAGCATTAGAAGCTATCTCTGTAGCAGTAATTGCACCTGCATTGATTTTTGCAGTAGTGATAGCGTTTGCATTTATTTTAACAGTTGTAATTGCATTTGAAGCTATTTCACTTGCAGTGATTGCACCAGCATTGATCTTTGCTGTCGTAATTGCATCATCATCAATTTTTGTAGTAGTTATAGCAGAAGCACCGATTTTAGCTTCAGTAATAGCACCTGCAGCAATCACATCACCTTGTATTGCATCAACTGCTATTTTTGCATTTGTAACTGCATCTGAAGCAATTTTAACTTCTGTAACAGCATCATTAACAATGTCACTAACATCTACATTAGTGAAATTACCTGTTGCACTACCAACAAAATCAGAATGTACATCTGAATGATTTACAGACCTAACCCAAAAGAAATAATTTGTACCTGCTGTTAAGCCATCTTGTTTACCAAATACAACAGTAGTTTTTTTGCCATTAGCACCATAAATAGTATCTACTAAATGTGTATCATCTGTGGGTGTTGTATCAGATGTTCTTCTGTAGATTTTTGTAGCTTTGAGATCAGCACTTGTAGAATTTGTCCATGATACTACTATATTAAATGGTTTTGCTGTTGAAGCAGTAAGATTTGTTGGTGCAGCAGGTGCATCAGTCGGTGCAGATATTGTTATATTGACTGCACTTGTGTAAGCACTTGCAACGCCATTTACATCAATATGCCTTGCTTTCACATTGTATGTTTTACCTACAACAACATTTGGTAGAAGAGCAACAGAGACACCTTTTCCTACAGTGAAGTCAGATGTATAAGAACCATCAGTTGATAGCTTATAGGCGACCTCTGTAAGCGTGACCTTATCACTAGAGTTGTTTGTCCAACTTGCTTTTATATCTACTTTTGTCGTAACACCATCTTTGTTTGTTTGTTGTGCAAGAGATAAATTAGAAGGTGCTGTGACACTGTAATTACCTGTATCAACATCACTTCCTTCTGATTGTCCTGTTGTGTAATCATTAGTGGCAAAATCAAAAACAGACGATGCAGCTTCTTTTAAATCAAGCCTTGCAACAAAAATAGGTGAATCTTCGTCACCTTGATTTTCAACATCAATGCCTATTACTTGAAAAGCTTTTTGTGAAAAACTTAATCTTTCATTAGTCACATATACCCAATCGTTAGGTTGAAGTTGTAAGAACTTTAATGAAACTCTACAAGAAATCATTGTAGATTGTCTTTCATAATTTAAAGCTATCCTTCCAAGTCGTTGAGCCATAGTTGAAGAAGTAGTAAATGGTAATTGCAATTCCATTTTCTTTACATAATTAGCAGTGCTTTCTCCTGTTGGGGTGTCTGCATTTAAAAAAGTTGTGCTTTGAAAAACAGGTGCATCTGCCGAGACAAAATCTAAATCTTTATCTATATAAACTGGTTTTACAGAATTGTGTAATGATCCTGAGTTAGGTTTTGTAGTTACACTAATTGGCTCTAATAAATCATCATCAGTAATTGTCAATGTTGGACTTTGAGAAGCACCTGCAAATAAATTAAATTTACCATTAACATATGACATTGACCCTGCCATACTTGATAAGACACCACCTATAACATCAGAACCACTTGCACTAAAATCAGAAAAACCATTTGCTGTATATCTTGTTTCTGTGGAAGAACCATCTGCAAGAGTAACATTTTGGTCACAGGTATTAGCTGCACTAGAAAAACCACCTGCATTTGTTGTGTCGTTTATTTCGTCAGATTTAGCTTTTAAACCATATGTTGTATCAGTTAAATAATCTCTAATAATTAGTGCAGGATTTGATCTTTGTAAATCAGTTGTTGCATTTGCATTTGTTCTTGGATCAAAAACATTTTTACCTTTTACTTTAAATGATATGGCAGGAATACCACCACCAAATTTTTCATTATCAAAAACCATTTGCATATATACATAAGAACAACCAAGAAATTTGTCGTTAGTACCCATAGAAGAAAGTTGTGCATTCATAAAACCATCTACAGCAGTTTGTGTACCATCTTGAAATGTAAAACGCATAAGTCTACCACTTCCAAAATTGTTATCGTTATCTGTGTTTGTATATTCGCTATTAGTTACTGTATGAACAGTTGAACCACTTATAGTGCTTGTTGTAGTTGTTAAGTCAATATCATTTGCTCTTATAGATGTTAATTCTTCTATAGCATGACCAGAAATAACACAAACTATATGCAATAAAAAATTATCTGTACCTGTAGTCTCAATATGTGCAATAGTGCCACCAACTCTGCATTGCCCATAAACAATCTGTCTAGGTGCAATTGAATCTCTGTTCATAAATTTTGAACCAAAGTTGGCAGTTATAGACCTACCACCTTTACTCATGATACTACCAATAAATGATAAAGCACTTGATATTGAAGCTGATGCCATAGCACTTCCTTTCAAAGATTCTAGTGCTTTCATGAACTTACCACCCTTACCTAAACTTCCAAAAGCACCCAAACCTTGTGATACTAAGAAAACTACAACAAAAGTTTTTATCGCATTTTTAATATGCTTCATGCGATTCTCCAAACATTAAGAATATTACATTCAGATAAAGGCTTGACACTTATGCCATCATCTGCAGGTCCAAGAATGGCATATCCATCACAAATACCAACTAATTGTGATTCTTCTTCAAAGACAACTAAATCACCTTTTGTAATAAAATTTTTATCTACCTTGTTTAGTTTTTTTGTTTTACAAGCTTTTGTAATACTTGCGTTAAGCGTACCACCATATTCTTTAATAGATTTCATTGCTGTCTCTTTGTTTTTCCATGATAAAGATTTTGGTATTAGGCTTTCACCTGTCATAGCTTTTATGATGCCATTTGAAAATTTGCAACAATCCCATGAACCCCATCTAAAGGGTTTATTCTTTTTTTCATCAACAAATTTATTGAAATGTATTTCCCAATCAATTTTTTTCTTCATCTTTGTTCTTGTTTGTTTCTTCTAATGGCATCACTTCTTGATCCACCACTACCTCCACCACCACCTGTGACTGATGATGATTTACCCCATACAATTTCTTTATCTTGTATTGATGCTATTCTGTTGAATGCTGTATCACCTGAATGTAAAAAGTTTTGTGATTCTTTTGTGTATCTTAGATTTGATGGTCTGTCTAAATCTATCAATCTATTTTCTGCATCTATTGCAATAGTTGCACCTTCAGGATCATCTGCAACAGTTAATGCAGTCATTCTTCCTTTGAATATTGTCACCACACCTGCAACCTCATTAGTACCACCCATTACATATCCTAAAAAAATAGTCACAAATCTATTTTGATAATTTTCTGTAAGTGCAATATTTAAGACAGTAGAGTCCATACCATTTAAAGAAATAGATATTCCTTGTGACGACAAATCTATATTCTCTTGGGTTTCACTTATAGCAAGTAATTCACCAGCACCTGTGTATGTTTCACTGTTGATTGAAAGATCATCTGTGCCTGTCCAAACACGAACATCACCACTATCAAATTCTGCTTTGACAGCTAAGAATAAAGCTTGTTCATCTGCACCTAAACGATTGACAATAGAACTATCTAATCCTTGTCTTGTAGCCATTTAGATTACCTCAATACACGAAAAAGATATTCCATAGTTTGATATATTATCTGCATTCCAATTGACTTCATTTGTAGTAAGTCGGAATGTACCTTTTGGATTTGTAAAAACAACATAGTGACCTGTTGCTAAATCTGATCTGAGTTTTGGTTGAATTTGTACACCATAAAAGTCTTTACCTGAATCTGTTGTTAATGTTGCATCTTCTGTCACCATTACAAGTTGTGCAGGTTTAGATGTACTAGATGCCGAAGATTGTATCTGTAAATAATCACCTTTTTTTATAGTGCCTGTTGCACTATTTGTTGATGCTAATAAATTAAGACCTGTAGCACCTTTGACATTACTTCGCACTTTACAACTAGCAGTATTAGATTCAGTCGTTAAATCAGAATCTACAACAACTACAGTTGCACTAGTCACAGTAGTAACTTTATGTGTACCATTGTTTTCTTCATTTGTTGCACCTGTTACAACAATAAAATCACCTACTTTTGTGCTTGAAAATGTAGATGATCCTGCAGTAATAGTTGACCCACTGAATGACAATTGTACTGATGTGTTATTAGTTCTAAGTTCTGATGTTAAAAAAGCAGTTGAATATGTGCCAGTGTTTGTTAGTGCATCAGGGTCAGTAAATTTAAAATGATTGATTTGACCTTTTAGATTTAGTAAAAAGCTTTGCCAGTTGACAGCTTGATCTCTTCGCATTGGTGGTAAAGATACTTCAGCATTCCAAAAGACACCATCAAATTCTTGTGTTTTAGTTTTGCCTGTATATGGTGATACAGTCATACCAATAGTTCTGAATAATGAAAA